TATTCAAACGTGGAGAGACGTTTGATTTATCAACATTAGTCTCAGGAACTGCTTATCCTGGTGGGAAATTTTTATCAGAAGGAACTGGCGGTGGACCATCAACCAACGAAAGAAGGGCATTTGGCGCATATGGGGATATTACAATCGATAGACCCAAACTCGCAAATATGAATGTTGGGTCTGCAATTTGGGGAAGATATACACAAAGTAATTTTTACATTTTTTCTCTTGAAATTTTAGACAATTCACCATATGGTGAGTCTTTCCTGCAAATTCTTTATGGTCCAAAAAGTGTTATGTTGGAAGATATTAAGATACAAGGCGGTGGAATTGGATCACACCAGCTAACTGAAGCTGCAGATTCAACATATATTCTCAGAAGGTGCGTCGTCAATAATGCATATCAATTACCATACTTTAATAGTAGTGGTATTCTTCAAGATCCTCACGTGCAAGGACTATTCATTGGGCAAACAGATAAAAATTGGATTTCTGAGTGCATTTTTGACATGAATGGGTATAAAGAAGATCCAAAAAAACCGAATACTTGGACTGGTGGCGTAACTGCATCGGGATCTAGAGGCGAATTAGCCGTTGGTTCAGGAGTTCAACCATCAAGAACATTTTTCGATAGAAATTGCTATATATCGTCATATAAAGAAATTGAATTTGAAGGAAATATAATCTCAAGAGGAGGCGGTGGTGGTTGCGTACAAATGAGAGTTGGCGGAACCGCTAAAAATAATGCATTTCTATGGAATCAATCAGCAGTAGCAATTGGAGGCTCCGAAGCAAGTAGAACTTATTTTCAAAATGCTCCTGTGGAAAATAACCTTGTACTGCATGACGATCATATGGTTCCACCTGGTGCATATGGAACTGGTCTTCTAACGGGCGTCGGTAACACAGAAGGCGCAATAATTAGATCAAATTTAGTTTTACATTTTCACAGACCTAGTGGTGGTGGTGAAGGTATGTTATACGCATTAGGAATACCACAGTCTCCTGGTGGTTCGCCGAAAGAAAATGCGCAAATTATGTACATCGATGATAATGTTTTAATAAACAAACATAACTCAGTCATTAGAATAGAAACCAGTTCAGCAACAGGTAATGTTCAATCTGCAAAAATCGGAAGAAATGCCTTTGTTAAACTCGAAGGTGGCGCTGCATGGGTTGGCGTATCATCATCAAATACACAATTTGAAATTGGAAATGCTAACACTGGTGGCAATTATTATTACGGTAATTGGTCAGAATTCGCCAATAGTGCTTGGCAATCTTCTGGTAAAGATACTGCTAGCACAGTATATGGGACGTTAGCGAACATGGCAACAGCATTGGGATGGCAGGCGAATGCTTGGGAAAAAGATATCGTTTCATATATGCAACATGTTGACCCAACATATGTTCCAGATGAAAACGTAACTGTTGATTTCGCAGCTCCGATCGAATACAGAAGAGCGAATGCGCCAAATGTTTGGTATGTGTTACAAAACTCTAATCTATATGGCGGATCAACAAGTGCTACTTTTAATTTATCAGAAGCAGACGCTAAGTTAACTGCAAGAAGATATCATGCATGTATTACATTTTTAGAAAGAGCCAGAGCTAATAGAAAGGGATCCTGGGACGAAGACTACACAGCAAATTCCATAAATAATTATTTTAGAACTCAGTTTAATAAGCCATTGGTGACTAAGAGTGTTTAATGGAAACGAAAGATAAACTCGCTGAAATATTTGACGTTGAGCCTGTTGAAGCCGAAACAAAACCAATTGTTGAAGTGAAGCCACAACAAGTTCAATCTTATGGTAATGATCTGGAAACAGATTATGAATATACAAGATCAAACCTTTATGATCTGATTGACACTGGTAAGCATGCAATCAGCGGGATTCTTTCTGTTGCAAATGAGTCGCAGCACCCAAGAGCATATGAAGTTGCTGCGACTCTGATTAAAAACATTGGGGATGTTAGCGACAAGCTGATGAATCTTCATAAAATGAGAAAAGATATTGATGGGAAAGTTGAACAGCAAAACATTAATGTTGACAAAGCAATCTTCGTCGGCTCTACAAGTGACCTGTTACAGAAAATAAAGAATGGCGATACTTAATGTAAAGAACTATCTTGGTTCACCAAAACTAAAAGCGATTGGTGTACAAGTCTCTCTGAATCAAGATGAGTTAGAAGAATATATTCGTTGTGCGCGAGATCCAATCTATTTCATCGAACGCTATGTAAAGATTGTAACGATTGACCGTGGATTCGTAAGCATCTCGCTTTATGATTTTCAGAAACAAGCGATTACAACATTCCACGATGAACGTCAGGTTATCATCAAAGCAGGCAGACAGGTTGGTAAAACAACTATGGTCGTTGGTTATCTGCTTTGGTATATACTATTCAATCAGGATAAGACAGTCGCTATTCTGGCAAACAAAGCAAAAACAGCCAGAGAAATTCTGAGTCGAATCAAATTAGCATACGAAGCATTGCCATTGTGGATTCAGCAAGGTGTGAAGACTTGGAACAAAGGTGACATTGAACTTGAAAATAATTGTCGAGTGATGGCAGACTCTACTGCATCATCGGCGATTCGAGGTTACAGCATCAACCTTCTGTATCTCGACGAATTTGCGTTCGTACCAACAAACATCGCTGAAGAATTCTTCACGTCAGTTTATCCTACGATTTCTTCTGGTAAAACGTCAAAGATTCTGATTTCATCAACGCCAAATGGCATGAATCACTTCTATAGAATGTGGATGGAAGCGACAAATAATCAAAATGGATTCAAATACTTTGAAGCGAACTGGCGCGATGTTCCTGGTCGAGATGAAGCATGGGCACAGGATCAAAGAAATGCACTGGGTGAACAGAAGTATTTACAAGAAGTTGAGTGTGAATTCTTAGGAAGCTCTGGTACATTGATTTCTAGCACTGCGCTGAAGAGAATGACATTCTCAGAAGCAATCAAACAAATTCTTGATGGTATGGATATCCATGAAGAAGTTGTTAAAGGTCATAACTATGTTTTAATTGCAGATACAGCAAGAGGGAATGGTCTTGATTCTTCTGCGTTTGTTGTCGTTGACATCACTCAGAAGCCATATAAGATGGTGGCTAAATACAAAAATGCGTTCATCTCACCATTACTGTTCCCCAACATCATATTCCAAGCTGCAAAGTATTACAACGAAGCCTATTTACTGATCGAGAATAATGATTCTGGCGGTCAGGTTGCGGATATTCTTTATCACGATCTTGAATATGAGAACATGTTCTTTACTGAAGAGAGTCGAGGCGATGCTACGATTTCAGAAATGAACAAGACAAGAACGATGGGTATTCGTACGACCAAGAGAACTAAAACCATTGGTTGTAACTCAATCAAAGCATTGATTGAAAGTTATGAACTCGTCATTAACGACTTTGAGGTGATTGAAGAATTCTCATGTTTCATTTTGAAGAGAAATGGAACTTATGCAGCAGAAGATGGTAAACATGACGATATGGTTATGTGTTTTGTATTGTTTGGTTGGTTGGTAACTCAACCATTCTTTAGAGAATTGACAAACGTTGACGTGAGAAAAAGATTATATGAAGAAGAAATGAGAGCAATAGAACAACAGTTAGTCGCGCCAATATTTTCAACATACGAACAAGAATTTGAAGATAAATATGGTGTAATAGATATGCAATTGACAAAAATGGGAAATGAGGTTTGGTTTACGGTGAATCCTAGAGATGAGTAAAAGTGTTATTTTATAAATACTATGAATGGCGCCTTCCATAAAATTAGGAGAATAAAATGGCATTTCAAGTTTCACCTGGTATAAATGTATCTGAGATTGACTTAACTGCGTCAATCCCATCGGTTTCAGTATCTACTGGCGCCATTGCTGGTGCTTTCAAGTGGGGTCCAGCGAATTCAATCGTACAACTCACCAGCGAAACCGAATTGGTTTCAATCTTTGGTGCACCCGATAATAGCACAGCAAACGTATTCTTTACAGCTGCAAGTTTCCTTGCATATTCTAATGACCTATTAGTCGTTAGAGCTGTTGGTACAACATCAAATAACGCAGTTGCCAATTCAGATCCAGCAGGCGGCAGAGCAAACGCTGTTCTAATTGTAGATGAATCAAAATATTTCACAAGCTACTATGACAATTCGTCTAATGCTGGAAATGAAGCTAATACGGGATTTGCTGCAAGATATGCTGGTGAAAAAGGAAATTCTTTGCAAATTTCTATTTGTCCATCAAACACGGCATTCACCAACTGGGCGCATAAAGGTCTTTTCGATACCGCTCCAGGAACGTCAACATATGTTTCTGGTAAGGACGGCGCCAATGATGAAATGCATATCGTTGTTGTAGATGCTGGTGGCGTTTTCACGGGAACTCCAGCCACTGTTCTTGAAAAATTCAGTT